TTTTTTTCATTAATAATATTACCTTTATAATCTGTTATAAGTTCTTTATTATAAAGATACTTATTTATATCTGGTTTTATTATTAAACTAGTAAATACACCTGGAAATTCATCATCCGATAATATACGATCATCAAACGATGATACATATTGAAATTCTTCTTTATTTGTTTTTAATTCAGTTATACCTTTTAAATATTTACTTTTTAAAATAGAATCTAAATTATTAATAGTAGTATAATGTATTATTCCTAATATAAAATTATCATTAATTTTACCAAATGAACAATTTCTTTTTGAAAGATAAATAATATCAGCTAAAACACTTTTCATTTAAATTAAACTTTTATTTTAAATTGAAGCAATAAATTCCCAATGAAGGTCTTGACAAATACCTTTCCAAATCAGGTCGTGTTCATAGAGTCGTTCTCTATTTTTTAACAGAGGAAAATAATTTAAAAAACTGTCTTTACCCAATAATTGACACATTTTATAAAAAATATAATTATAATTTAAAAAATTTTTTCTAAACGGACAAATAATTTTAGAATACTTCTCAAATGGAGTTTGTATTTCATCAAACATAATTTTAAGCTGTTGTTCAAGGTCTGGTGTCATTTTAGGTGCAGGTAAACCACAGAATTCATTTATTATTGTAGGTATATGTTCATAATATTTATTGTATTTTAATTTTTTAAGATAACTTTTAATCAATGAATTAGTAAATAATTTGGGATTGGTTATATTGTATTTTTTAAATTCAAATGTAAGGTCTTTAATTATCTGTGGAGGTATTGTTGTATTTTCCTTGGCTTGAAGCTGATTCAAACATTCTTGAAAATGATTGTTACGCTTGTAATTAAAAACAATTACTTGTTCTGTATTTTCTGTATAAACGGGAATAGCTTCGTCATTATATATATTAGTTATACTTAAACCACAATTTATACATACACTTGTACTTGTTTTATATTCTGTCATAAATGATTTACTTTCACAATTTTCACAAATAAGTTGATTTATATTATTTACAAAAATTTCTTTTAATTCTGGGTTAAATTTTTGTATATAATTGTTATAAGTTTCTATTTTAGTATTATTAATTGTAGAATTGCAAAAAGAATCCATTTGGCCTTTTAAACTTGGTTCATTGTAATTTGAATCTTTTACATTTATAACTTTAAAAAAATCCAAAAGGTATTCATTTAATTCTAAATCATTTTGAATATTATTTATTTTTACTTCTATTTCATTTATTTTATTAAAATTAAAGTCTTGTTTATATTTATCAAGTAAAGAAATGTATTCAGGTAATTTATTTTTTTCCGATTCAAAATATTCCAGTTTCTTTTCGTGAAGATCATATATATTTGAACGAGTATCCGAAACTGCATCTTTTTTGGCTAATTTAAAAGTAGACATTAAACCTTTTATCTTTTATTCTTTAAAATAATTTTTTAATTTTAAAATTAAAATATCAACTTTTATAAATGGCAGATTATTCACCAAATTCTTATGGAACAGTAAATTCATCAAGTGATATTAATATACCTTACGGAAGTTGTTTATTACAAAGTAATGCTACACATCGTCAAGGTGCACCAGGATCTGATAATTTTGGAACAGTTTATCCCCAATGTGTTCCACAAATGATTTATACACCTTCAATTTTAGGTCCTCTAAATACTAAAAATGTTAATAATTTAGATAAATCTTTTTTAAAAGGTGGTATAAATCCATATGGTTATACATATAATAGTGATTTTGGTAATATAGATCTTCAATCAATTAGACCAGCTGAACCATATACTAATTACTATGTTAATTTAGCATCTGAGTCTTTACATGTAAAACCTGACATTGTTCTTAGTTTATTTTTTTCAGATGATAATATTAATCATTTGAGAAATACAGTTGTTAAAAAAATTAAAGAAATTACAATTGATTCAAAAATAGCTGGACCCAATGGTGTTGATATAAAAACGCCAAATATGGATGATTTTTTTTATTATATGGTTAATATTTACCAAAATTATAAAATACAAAATGGTAGTATTTGTTTTGTTAGTCTTAAAAATCAAAGTGATTATAAATCTGACATAGCAAAATTAAATTCAAACGTATTACAAGAATACGTATCAAAAATGATATCACAGATTAATATGTATGTTTATTATTATCTTGATGCATCCCAAATTCCACAACAATTAAGTATACCTACATACAATTCAATGAAAGGAAGTCGTGAATTAGAATATAATACTGGATTTCAATCAGGTAACAGTATTGGTATAGCAAGTTATAACCAAGTTGGAAATATAATTTAAAAAGCGCAAGCGTTAATCAAAATAGTTTCCCATCATCATCGGTTCAGAAACAGTTTGATATTTAATAATACCAAAAATAACAATACTTGAAATTATTGATGGTAATAAAATTTTAACATAATTGGTTTTTTTGTCTTTTTTGTCTTCATCAATTTTATACATTATCAAACAAACTATAAAAAATATAACAGAAGGTAATCCATATAAAAGTAATTCTTGCATCTAAAAGCGCAAGCGTTAAATTTACTTTTATTTAAAATTATTTTTTAAAACGAAATTAAAATAATGATTTAATTTTAAAAGAATGAATATTTCTTTTTGTGCTTTTCGTGCTTGCTGTGCTTCTTGTGTTTTTCGTGGTCGGTGTGTTTTTCTTGATGCTTTTGTTCTCCAGAACTCGAGCTTGAACTTGAAGAATAACTTGATACAGAACTACCTGACCCAGAACTTTCTGAACCGGAATCATCTGAATCAGAATCCGGTTTATTTGGTGGAACAAAAGAAACAGGGTTTGGTAGAACAAAAGAATCAACTTTAGTTGGTTCAAATGATTGTTCTGTTGACAAAAATTGTTGGGGTGGTAAAGTTGGTAAAGTTGGTAAAGTTGGTGGTTCAATAAATGTTGTTTCGTTTTTTCCAATATTAAATGATTTAATTTCACGACTTTCAGGTTCAGATTCTTCATCTGATGGTAAATCATCATTATTAATAGATTCTTCATCAGAATCTGAAATAACTTCTTCTTCTTCATTACTTTCTGAATCAAATTCAGCATTATTATTTAATGCATCGGCTAAATATTTTTGAAGAATATCATCAAATGGGAGCATTCTTCTAATTGTTTCATCTATTGAGCTACATATAATATCTCTTACAGATTGTTTATTTTTTTGAATATCACCATAACGATTTCCATTTTTATGATAAAATAAAAATGGGTCATAAAAAATATGTTGGGCGGCTTCAATATAAATACCGTGAATAAAAATATCACTTGTTGGAATTTTTACACGAATATCATCTTTACTACCTTTTAATCTAACACTTGCTAATATTTTTACATTTGTTACAAAAATTGCTGTAACTATATCCATTATATAATTACATTTTTTTTTAATGCGTTTAGATTCTTCCTGAAGAATAGTTTGATTCCAATTGGGAATTTCTTTTAAAAGTTCTTGAAATTTATAAATAACGTTTTTACCATTTGTAATTTGTAAAGCATCTTGATAAATACTGTTATACCCTTGAATTAATAAAGGAATCATAATACATTTTAATTGTTGAATATATTCATCTCGTGCAGAAACTAAAACAGATATATTTAAATTTTTACTCATTCTTTATTTTTACTTTTAATTTTAAAATAAAATTACAACGAATTAAAAGTAAATTTAAATAAAAGTAAAAATAAAGAATGAATAAATTAATTGATTTAAATTCAGATGGGTATTATAATAATACTATAAATACATGTAAATTAAAATTATATATACCACTTGATTTAATTAATAACAAAATTTATCCTAAATTACTTGAAAAAAATGAAGTTGCTGGTATCTTTTATATATCTTCTGATAAAATAACTGATGCCAATATAAACGAAGGTGATGAAGGTTCCGTTTATACTCCAAATAATATAATTAATTATCATACACATCCAATAAATGCTTACATCAATGCCGATACTGCATTTGGTTCACCAAGTGGAGAAGATTACCGTGAAACATTAAAATTTGCTTTATCTGGTAATAAAGCACATATTGTTTTTACAGTTGAAGGAATGTATATTATACAAATTAGTCCTTGTAAAATAAAAAAAATGAAAGAATTACTTAATGACGTTGAAAGAGGAATTCTTATATTTTTAATAGAAGAATATTTTAAAACAACACATAATTTTAGATGTGTTGATGAATTAAATAAACTGAGTTCAAAAGAAATTATTATTAATCCATATTCATTTGCAGATTTTGCCAATACATTTGATATTCCGAATTTATTGGTAAAAGAAGAACATATACACAAAACTCCTAATAATATTAATATAAAAGATACAGGTCATACTGGTATTAATTCAAAAAAAAATAAAAATAATTTTCTTTTTGATAACTCCCATACATTTAGTAAAATTCCTAATATGGGCTGTCCTGCAGTTGATGGTAAAACTATAACAACTACACCGCTAAAAGATTATCTTACAAGTGATGATCTTAAAGATTTACGTAAAATTAACGAATTTGGTGAAGAAGATAATGTTGGTAAAAAAAGTATAACTGAATTATTAAAAAAATTAAAATTAATTGAAAAAGATTTTGATAGTACACCGTGTAATATTGAATGGAACAGTAAACCAAATACTTGGTTTTTTGTTAATTTTTTTCCAACTGCTTATTATATGAATAAACGTTATATTAAAAATGGTAAATATACATCACCTGATCCAAATACAAATGAACTTTATTTAACACACGAACCATTTATTCGTATTTTTTCAAATGATAAAGCAGGTTGTGATGCAAAATCTATAGCCAAAACTCATAATTTTAATATAAACAAAAAATTTAATTTTGGAATAAATGTCAGAGAAAGTTCTTTTGGTAAAAATGTACGCGTTAAAAGAACAAGCGTTAAAAGTGCAAACGTTAAAAGTGCAAACGTTAAATTAAAACAAATTAATACAGAAATAAAATTTCTTTTTAAAATTTCTTAAAATTTCTTTTTAAAATATTTAATACTTTTGATTAATTGATTGTCCTATGTATCCTGCTAATGGATCTCCCAGAGTTGTATATGTATTATTGGCATAACCATTTTGAAGATTAGATGTATATTGTTCATATACACTCTTTTCGCCTCCATAACAAGTTTTAGGAACTGTTTCATCAGTTGTAGTTGGAAGATAAACAACACCTGGCAGATTATTAACTCCCTGAGACCATTCAATTTGAGGATTATGTATACCTTGTTCTATACCAAGAACATAAGCATTGGTGCTTGTTTTATATTTATTTGGTTGCCATACATTATTATAACCACCACCAACATAATCATTGGGTGGTAAATTTTGCATCATCATATATGAATAATCTGTAGGTTGATCTCCACAAAATAATGGTGGTATAGTTCCCTTGTCATTAGGATCCCAAATTACATTCAGTGGATTGGTAAATAATGGTGCAATTTGATAACTTGCTGTATAACGATTTTCAATACCATTCACTTCTTTACCAAGTAAATTGGAATATTCTGCAACTGAACCTCCATCTGTTTCAAGATTATAATTAAATTTAAGACCAGTAGATGTAGGTTTAGCAATAACACGGTATTGTTGGTATTTACTACCATCGGGCCGTGCTCCAGTAAATGTTCCAGGTCCATCAACATTAAAATCTGCAACAGGTTGAGTATTTTTACCCAATCGTGCATCAGGATTTTGTATAGCCGATGTATTAATACCAGTTGGACCAGCACCAGGAATATAAGAATACTCTGCAGCTGTCCGAAGACCAAAATTACTTGCACCATTAATTCTTACATTTTTACCATTTATCTTAGCATATTCTGGAATAAATTGTGAATAAACTGCTTGGGTTGGTGCTATTGGAGCCATAGCACCATCATAACTAAATAATGTTGTTTCTTTCATTGTTGGTCTAACGGTGTCCTGAAGTCTGTTTTGGAATTGTTTTTGATTTATACCTGTAGCATTTACTTGTGTATAAGCAGTTGCTGATAATTCACCACGGTCTGTATCTATAGCATAAATACCTTGACGATTTTGTTCAGCCTTGGGAAATGCTCCAAAAACTTGTCCCTCTGGTTGTGGATTTAAATTATAATCGCTTTTAGACTTTAAGGAATAATTAAAACTTCCATTCCATTTCTCAAATTCAGTGCTAGGTGCTTTTGCAGAAACCAGACCCATAGGTCCAGTTCCTGGAACAGCAGCGTCAAAATATGAACAATTAACATCATTGTATTTAGAACTTAAATAATAACCAGGTGAATTAGCTTGTGTTAAAGTTGTCATTTATATTATTATGTTATTTTTTTTGTAAAAAAAATAACTAATTAAATAAATGGAATTACAGTTAAATAGTATTTTAAATGATATTTATTATCTTTCTAAAATAAATATTAAATTATGTAGTTTTGGTGCAAGAGGAAGAGGAAGAAAAAGAAATCTATCACCAGCACCAGCATCAGCACCAGCACCAGCATCAGCATCAGCATCAGCATCGACACGACCGGTGAAACGATTAAATTCCACAACACAACTAAGAATGTTTGTACAGAACTTGTTTAACCCACCACCACCTCAAATTCCAGGTGCTGTTGGGCTTACCATATTACCAGCAATACAAGGAACAATACCATTTGATAATAAATATATGGAAAAAGGTTATTTTAAAGATAATAATAATAAACGGTATCCATTAATTTGTGATATTTCAGAAAAAACATTAATATTTATTAATAATTATAGTATTAAAGCATTGGAATTAAATTCATCGACAGGTGCTTATTATTATCGTGATAATTCTAGTGTGCGTATAACTGGAATTATAGAATATTATTTTGATAAAAAATTTTATAATAAACCTAATTATGATGGAATATATAATCAATATAATATTATGGTAAAACCAACTGGAGATCAAATAGATTCAAAAGAATATTTAACTGTAATTCCTTCTAATCCAGATTACACTAAAAATAATGGGGAAATATTATGGGCAAGGCGAAGTATATATCCTTATAATTATGCTATAAGTTTATATACTCATACATCATATGTAAGAATTAAATGGGTTAATCCAATGGAAGCAGAATTTATAGGTTGCACTGATGATATTGGTTCTACTGCATTTGATAATTACAAAATATATTGGAAAACTCCTAACCCTAACCCTGACCCTATTAATATTAACATTGATATAAATGATAATTATAAAAAAATATATGTTCGTATGAATGATGGTGTTTCTAATCCAACTAAAGAATTTAGATTTTATATATTATATTTATTTACATTTATATTAGATATAATTCACGATTTTTATGATTCATATAAAAATACTTTTATAAAAAAAATTTTAACTCCTTTTAAAAATAATTTTGAATTAACTATAATGTATAATTTTAAAAAAATTTTTCCAAGATCACCTAACCCTATATATCTTAATATAATTAATGGTATATTCCCAGTACCTGATCCATTATTTAATAATATAAATTATATCCTTTTAAATATTGATAAAATGCCGACTGGTCAATTTGAATTAGAAAAAATAATGTTAGATATTTTAAATATATTAGGTATGGAAGAGATATCTTTAACTGATATTTTAGCTGAAAGAAATAAACAAGGTATATTTTACGGAAAAATACCAATTAAACTAACAATACCACAGGCAATTTTTTATAATAATAGAACTAAATTTGAAGAGTTTCCAAAAAGCATAAATAATAGTTATGTTTTAGATGCACCTAGCGGAAAAGCAAAAACACAAAATCTTAAAGCTTTTATAGGAAATTATTGTAATCAAATTATAAATAAACATAAAATTTTGTGTAATGTATATGAAAGTATAGCACATAGTTATGATTCTGCAGGAACAAAATCATATTTATTTGATAATAGTTATATACGTTATGATGGTGATATAAATGTAGATGAAAATTTTACTTTTAGTACAACTCCAACTAAAACAAAAATAAATATAATTAAATATAACATAAAATCAAATGGAATTAATGAACCTGAACTTACTATATCAGAATTTAATAATATTACATTTAATTCATCTAATACTAATCCAGCAAGTAATTCAAGTATATCTAGTATTGTAAATTTAATAAATTCTTCTTCTAATAATGCTGACCAAATAATATGTAAAATATTATTTAAAACTATTGGTGATAAATCTAAAAGAGATTTTTTATCTTGGGTAAAAAAAGAAAATCCTGATAGTTTATGTTCTTTTGTTTCGAATGACAATTTATCAGCTTTATCAGGAGCAATGTCAAACTTCGATAATTCTTTTTATTTTTCAGAAAAAACTAATGGCCCTGGAGTAGAATCATTATTAGTTTATAAAAAATCATATTTAAATACATTATTATCTAAATATATACAGCCAAAACCAACATTCATACCAGTACCTAGATATTAGTAATTTGAGACATAAAAAAAAATAAGTTTATTTACGTTATTTTTTTTTTATAAAAATAACAATTAATTTAAATGGGAAGTGAAATACCTTTAGATTCTAATTTTAAAAATCTTAGTTGTCAACTTGGTGGATTGACACTTAATGGTAATGTAGCAAATGGAACTGCACAAAGTTATACCGTTTTAACAATAAATGACCCTCTTGTAGCACAAACACTTACTAAATCAATTACTGGTGATTTTTTACAAGTTAATATTGGTAATCAACTTTATTATTTACCACTTTATCAATAAAAAAATAATATCTTTTAAAGAAATAAAACTTAAATTTTAAAATGTCGGTTTTTATTCCATTTAAAACACCTGTTTTAAAGCCTACCATTACTGGTCCCAAATGCAAACATTGTAAGTTTTATTTAAAAAAGGAAAATTCTAAATTAAGTGAATGTAAAAAATTTCCAAGAATAAGTTCTCAGAAAGGTGTTCTTTATGAATTTGCTGAAATTTGTAGAAAAGATATTGAGTTATGTGGACAGTCAGGTTACCACTTTGAAATAGATGAGTTATTTGATTTTTTTGATTTTTAAAAGTCTAAATTTAATAGTTCATTGTTCCACATAGTTTCTATACTCGTGGCTATAATTATTTTTAATTCTGCTGACATATTTTTCATTTTTGCTTCAAGTTCTAATATTTTTTCTTCCGTTAAGAAATGGATTTTAAGATCCAATAGATAATCCCAAGAACCATTTATCTTTACAAATGGTTTAACTAAATCAAATGTATTTATTTGTTTAATAATAAAATCTTTTTTCTTATTAAATATAATAAGCTGTTCCAATATTACTAATTGTATAAACCGAATCTTAGATTCTAATAATGCATAATCAGCATTTAATTTTTCAATAATCCATTTTTTACGTTTGATAAAGTGTGCTTTGCGAACTTTGTAAAAACGGTAAATAATTTCTTCGGGGCAACTAACTTTGCGAATAATACAATTTTCATCAAATACGTGCATATTGCCTGTATTGAGATAACTGGTTAATTTTAATTTTTTTATGATATTTTCAGATGATATCAGTTCATCTAAAACTGTCTTTTGCATTATAATTTTAAAATTTATAAATTTGTCATCACAGTTATTTTTATAATCTATTATTTCATCGGTTTCAACTAAAGATTCCAAAAATTCTTTATAAACTTGCGTCCATTTACCAATTGGTAATTCAGTTATTTCAATACTTGTTGGATTGATACGTTTCCAAACACCTGTAGTAAGATATCTACCTGATTCATTTTCAAGTTCAATTGTTCCTTTAAAATCACGATACCAAGGAAACATTGGCTTGAGCTCAGCTTCTGGATTTAAGATAAGTTTTTGAAGATTGGAAATAATTTCTGCTGGATTGTAACAAGGAATATTTGTGCTATAACCTGTTCCTATACCTTCTGAACCATTTACTAAAATCATTGGAATAATTGGAATATAATATTTTGGTTCTATAGTAAAGCCGTCATCGTCAAGATATTCTAATAAAAGATTGTCGTATTCATTAAATAACACTTTTGTAATAGGTTGCAATTTGGTAAAAATATATCTTGGACTACCAGAATCTTTGCCACCCTGTAATCTAGTTCCAAACTGACCCGATGGGTAAAGTAAATTAATATTATTACTTCCAATAAAATCTTGAGCCATATTTACAATAGTTCCCTGAAGCGATACTTCACCGTGATGATAGCTGGTATGCTCTGATATATAACCTGAAAGCTGTGCAACTTTCATATCGGAGTAAAGATTTTTCTTGATACAACCATAAATAACTTTGCGTTGACTGGGTTTAAAACCATCCATCATATTGGGAATTGAACGTTCAAGGTCTGCAATAGAAAAATTAATAAGCTCGTGATTAACAAACTGACTGATAGATTGTTTTAAAACTGTAAAATTTAGAGAATTTTGTTTACCAGTAGATTCTTTAATCCATTCCTTACGATTGTCTTCATACCCCTTTTTAAAAGCTTTGATAAGGTCAGCATCAGTTGTATCGGTTGAAGAATAAACAATAGTCTGATTAGTTAAATTTTTAAAGTATTCTTTGGCTTCCAGAGCAGTGCTAGTTCCCAAACCTTTGTAATACTTGATTTGCCACGAACTGATATCGGTAGAATTTTTCCAATCAATAAAATCTGCTTGACTATAAAATGATAATTTATTTTTACCTTTGCTGACTTTAACAATAGGAGTAATAATACTACTGATAAAGGCTTCAACTTTTATTAAACTAGGCCAAAAAGCGTGAATAAAATTTATAATAAGACCTTTGATATGAGAACCATCATTGTCTGCATCTGTAAAAATCATAATACCACCATACCTGAGATTTTTGGTTGTGGAATATTCTTTACCTTGCTGTAAACCAAGAATTTTCTTGAGATTATTGGTTTCTTCATTTTTTAACAGCTGGGCAGTTGTTGCATCACGAACATTTAATAACTTACCACGAAGAGGAAAGACACCGTAATACTCACGACCAATAACAGATAAACCAGCTACAGCAGATGCTTTGGCACTGTCACCTTCAGTAAGAATTAATTTACATTTATAACCTTCATTGCCACCTGCTTTATTTGCATCATCCAACTTGGGAATACCTGAAAGACGAAATTGTTTTTTACCATCTGTTTTGGAAAGTGATTTACTATCTTTGGCTTTGGCAATTTCAACAACGTTAGCTGTAATACCAAGTTTGTCAATCCTTTTGATAGTTTCATCGGAAAGTTCACACTTGGATCCAAATTTATTTATTTTTGTTACGTGATTTTCTTTTGTTTGACTACTAAAAACTGGATTTTCAATCAAACAATTAACAAAAATTAATAAATTATCTTTGATGTAGCTGGGGCGAATGGTAATATCTTTGTGCTTCTTTTCAAGTTGTTCCTTGAGTTTATAAATAATCTGATTAACGATAAGGTCAACGTGAGTTCCACCTTCAGAAGTGCTGATACCATTAACAAAAGAAACTTGAGTAAATTTATCATAAGGATTAAGTGCAACTGCATATTCCCAACGTTCATTCATTTTTTCATATACCCTGGGTTCTTTGCCAATAAAAAAAGAAATGTAATCTTCAAAACTTTTTATGTTTAATTTTTCTTCATTAAAAAATACACTAACACGTTTATCAGTTATAGCACAAGCTTCATAAACACGAGTTTTTAAAAGTAAAAGTGTATCATCAAGGCCAATAACATTAAAACGTATATAATCAGGAATAAAAGATATTTTTGTAAATGATTTTTTCTTGCTAGCTTTAATTTTAGGTTCAGATTTTATAGACATATTATTTTCCCAAGTTTGAATATAATGATTTTTTCCGTCACAAATTTCAACAGTAAATTTTTTAGAAAAAATATTAGTTAATTTAGCACCTAAACCATTTGTTCCACCAACTATTCTTGCTTCAGTATCATCATAATTCGAAGATGTATTAAATTCTCCAAAAATTATTTCAGGAATATAACGACCGTGTTCTTTGTGGATTTCAATTGGAATTGCCTCACCATCATTAAAAATTATTATTTCATCTGCATTAATAGTTATTTCAATTTTTTTCATTAAAAGGTCACGCTGGGAATGGTCCGTAGCATTGGTTAATATTTCATCAAAAATTTTATAAAGTCCCGGATTAAAAGTTAAAAATTTCCTTATCATTTTACCTTCAGAAAAAATCCAACGTTCAGTTCGGACATTGTCAATATCACCGATATACATTGTGGGGCGATGCAATACATGTTCAAGTTGAGTTTTCTTTTGGTAAACTTGTTCTAATGATTTTTTTGGAGCCATAAACTTTTTTATTTGTTATTCTTAATTACTATAAGGGTGGGGTCTTTAAGCATTTTTATTTTGTAAAAAATAAACTTAATTTAATTTTTAAAGACCAGCAAATGTTTTTATATCATCTACATTACGTTCACCTGTATATTTAGTTCCGTCAGCTTTTATAATAGTTGGAAACCCTTTAATATCATATTTTTCAACAATCTCTTTATTAGAATCATCTGTTGAATCAATTAAAATAATTTTACCATTACCTTCTGAAACTGCTTTTTTAAATTTATCCATATTATCTTTACAGTGTCCGCACCACGGTGCATAAAAAATTAATACACTATCATTTGATAATGTTGGTGCAATTGAAGTTGAAGTTGAAGATGCTCCAAATTTAGAGCTTGAACTACATATAAATATTATAATAATGGTTAATAAAATTATAATTGCAGATAAAATATAAGTTAAATTTATCATTTAACTTACATTTTATTTTATTTTTTTACAAAAAAAAATTACTTAAAAACTCTTTATTTAAAAGTTTAAAGAAGAATGCCTCGTATACCTAAATTTGAAGAAACGCTTTATGAAAAAACAGAATTTTCAGGTAAAATATTAATGTATAGTTCAATTTCGTGGAATGTTTTATTTCCAATTGTAGACATCATTCGTTTATTAAAAAAAAATACTATTATTGGTCATACTTATGGTAAAGGCCAAACTATAATAAAACACTATGGTTCTCAATATGGACATACAATTATCGGTTATGATTTAAAAAATAAAAATGATTATCTTCAAAATTTAAGAATGATAAATAATATTTTTATATTTACTGATGAATCTGATGTGATAGCAACTAATTTAATAAATGCATCTAAAAAAAATAAAATAAATGTAATTTGTTATTCTAATTTGGATCATATTTATCATTTTTATAAAAATGGTTCTGAAAAAATAATTATTAAAACTCCACAAGAGGTAATAGATTTAGTTTATGAATTATCTGATTTTAATGAAGCAAAAAAAATGGCTGAATTATTTCCAGATTTTGAAATAATTGAACCAAGTGAACTTTTATCAAAATCTACACTTGAAGAATGTATGGAAATGATGAAAAAGGTAGAAATTGAAGCAAAAAATAAACAAGTTGTTACTAATAAAATATATTTTGATCCTGCTACAAATAAATTAAAAAAAGTAGATTATGAACGTTCTCAGAGAAATAGAAATTATGAAGAAGAAAGTGCAATTGCTGATAAAAAAATTGCAAATAATAAATCTTTAATTAGATCATTTTTTAAATCAAAAGTTTAATTTAGTTTTTTAATGCAATGTGATTAGTAAATAAAATTGTTTTACTATTAGTATACCCACTCATATAAATATTAAAAATATCATCTTTAGTTTGATTAAAATTTACCATTTCATCTTTAAATTTATCGTCAAGTATTTTATATACATTATCAGTAAACTTATGAAAATTTTTATTAGATATATTAATTAGACAATTTAATAAATCTAATAAAGTATTTGTATCATTTTTATCGGGATGATGTGAAACGTCAAATGCAATTGAATATAGTTCATCTACTAAATTAATTGGACAATTATTGCATATTCCACCATCATAATAATAAGCACAACCAATACGATATGGAGGAAAAACAAAAGGTAAATTACAACTTGCTCTTAGTGCATCTACTATTTTTATATCTGGTGTAAGTTGGTAATTAAAATATTCAAGTTTAGAATCAGATACATTTAAAGCATTAACTGTAAATAATATTTTTGAATAACGTTTAAGTTCATTAAAAGTTATTTCTGGATTAATTTTAAAACTTATAAGTTCTTTTATAATTTCTGTAAATTTATTTCCTTCAAGTATAGATTGATTTGTAATAATATTATCAAGATTTATATCAAGATATTCTTTAAAATTTAAATTCATAAAATAATCTAATAAAAAATCCCATTTTATATCTAAAATATAACATAATCCAAATACAGCACCTGCCGATACACCTATAATTTGTTCTATTTTATTCTTTGGAATAAAAGTTTTGTATTCATCAAGTGTTTGTAAAACTCCTATATATGCCCACGCTTTAAATCCTCCACCCGTAAATATAATATTTTTAATCATATAATTAAATTTTATTTTTTTTACAAAAATAAAATACTTTAAAAAACTTTAAAATATTAAAACAAATGGAAAACCAATCTAATTATTTTGATTGTAAATATTTAACTCTTGTTGGTCACGTCCAGTCTGGTAAAACAAATGAAGAAATAAATTATTGTTATAGTAGTATTAATCATTACAAAGTCCCTGTTATATTTTTAACAAGAAATATTAAAGCTGATCAATTACAGCTTAGAGATCGTTTTAATAGTTTTGATATGAATGTAAAAATATTATCCCATCTTAAATTAGACCAAGCCGTTGAAGTTTTAAAATCTAATGGTATAATAATACTTCTTTGTAATGATCACCAACTTTACCGTATAAAAAATATTTTAAAAAAATACAATGGAAATTATAATATTTGTATAGATGAAGTTGATTTTTCAATTAAAAGTAGTTTTAATATTAGTAGTATTGACAAAGTTCTTTCTGAATTAAAACAAAATGCTACTCATATTCTTGGTGCTACAGCAACTCCATTTGCAGTTTTTTCAAATGATAAACATTTATCTAAAATTAAAAAATTAAAACCTAATAGTAATTATTTTGGAATTGAAACACTTACACTTAAATTTGTAACTCCTTGTATTATAACATCTGAAGAAGATTTTCCATTATGTGATATGGAAGCAATGGATACAATTTATGAAAGTTTACTTGAAAAAGATCACGCTGTTTTATTACATACAGTTGTAAAGAAAAAACAACTACAATATAGTATTCAAAAATATATCAGTATTAATTATCCTTTTACTGTAATAACATACAATGGTGATGGTATTAAAGTAATATGTAATCAAAGAAAAAGTTTAGTTCCATTTGCAGATACTAAAAGTTTAAATAATTATAATCAACTTATTAATAAATATTTTATTATACAAGAATATCTTGATGGCCCAATAATTCATTTATTTAAAAATTATAGTATATCGGAAGTTTTACAGATATTAAAACTTGATTCAGAACACTATCATACTCATATTAGTATAATTGCTGGACATTTAGCATCAAGAGGTATCAGTTTTGTATCAACTGATTATTCAATTCATCTTACAGACCAATACTTTTATGCAAATAAAAAAACACACGGTGAAAATTTATTGCAAAGTCTTAGAATTTTAGGTTGTTATAAAGATACTGAGCCATTAACATTATGGTGTTCTAAAAAAACTTGGAAGTCTATATTACAACAAAATAAAATAATAAATAATTTAGTAAATGGCTTAGATAATCGTCAAGACTGGATGTGTAAAATTAAAGATATATATATACCACACCCTAAAAATGCATTAACTAGACCAAAACTTAATAATTATTCATTAAATAAAAATGAAAAAGAATTTTTTATAAAACTTAATATTGAAGATCTTGAAAGCGAAAATGAAATTATTTAAACAAAGATAAGTTTAAAATAAAACAATGGGACAAACACAAAGTGCTTTACCTTCGGGTAAACACTATAAATATTCATATTGTAAGCAATTGGATAATTTAAACTTTTCAATTTTACCACCAATTTTAAATTTATCAAATTTGATAAATTTTCCTTCAGGTGATAATTATATATTAAAACTTATTTACACTGCAATTTATTATAAAATAAAACATTTAGGTTACAATATTAAAGAAAATACTAATTACTATATTAATAATAATATTCAATTAAATAAAATTATAGAAAATGTATGTAATCACGGAATAAAATCATCAGATGATAATTATGAAATAAAAGATTTAATAATGGTAGGAAAACCTTATAAAGTAAGTTTAAATAATATTAAACAATTACTTTTTAAAGGAAATGTGATTATAGCTGGAATTGTTTTAGATGAAAAATTTGGAATGGAAGTTTTACAAAAAGAGGTAAGTTCTTTATTAACTGATATAATATTAATAGTTGGCTACACAGAAACTCATTTATTTATTATGTCAAATTGGAAATCTGAAATTATAGAAATTGATTATATTTTTGTTGATAATATTTTGGAAATATGGAATATTGAAATAAATTCACCAGAGGATTTTTTTTTAAATAAAGATATTAAAGAAAATAAAGAAATTTAAATTTAAATGATTATATTAATTATAATAATCATTATAATTATAATAATATTTTGTATGCGAAAGAAAAAACAAGATATTTATGATATTGCTTATGACCTTGGTGTTAATTTTTTAAATAATCTTGATTATAATCCAAGATATTGTGTTATGTTTGATATAGATGACACATTAATAAATTATAACGGTGATCCTATTAAACCAATGTTAAAATTATTAAAAGAATGTAATAAACAAAAAATAAAAGTTGTAATTATTACTGCAAGAAGTTCAATTTATACAGAAGAAACTATAAATGAACTTGAAGAAAATGGTATTTATTTAAAAAATTCAAAAAAGGGACGTTATTTTTATGATTTTATTTATTTAAGACACTCACCTGAAGATGACCACGATTTATTTAAATCAAATGTTAAAGAAAATTTATATAATAAAGGAATATTAACAATTATGTCAGTTGGTGACCAAAATGTAGATATTATTGGTAAGTATTCAGGATATGGTATTAAGCTACCTAATAAACAAGATCCAAGATTATTTCATATAAACAGTCAAGGTAAATTAGAAAATGTTTCAAATTAAACGTTTTATTTTTTATAAAAAAAAGTTTTATTAAATTAAATGATTTTATTCAATTTAATTAAACTTATAATTGTTTTTAGAGGTTTTAAGTTTGTTTATATAATGTATGATGTTTTTATTAAATTAATGTATTTTAGTTATATTAAAAATAAATACAAATGCAAATTAACTGAAACAATTTAACGTTTTATCTTTTTATTTAATAAAAAAATAGCAGAAAGTGCTAAAAGTATTTTTATAACTGGCGGTGGTCCAGGTGGTATTGTTTGATATGTTATCATTTTAAAAGATAAATAATATCTTTAATAATTTCTTTTAACGAATTAAACCCAAAACGGTTTTTTCTTTTAAGTGGATTAACTTCACGTCTATTAATAAGACTTTGATTAACAGTTCCTCTTCTATAAGATATAACTACATCATTACCTAATCCATCATATGATAATACTTTTCTATCTCCTGTTAAATTATCTGATAAAAAAGTGGTTTCTGGTGTATCACCTTTTTCAATTATCCTACCTTCGACATTATAATCTGCTCGTGGATGACCTAAATATTGTTGACTATTAGGCACAGTAGAACTTCTAATAAAGTCATCTTCATTAATTTGTTCAAAAGTTACATTTACCCAAGTAATTATATCTTCCATTATAAAATTTAATGATATTTTAATTAAACATTTAATGATATTTTAATTAAACGTTTAATTTTGCAAAAGGTTGTCTTAAAGGTTTGTGTGGTTGTGCTAAAGGTTCAGGAGGTGGTCCTGTTAATGTTTGATTTTTAAATGAATTTAAAATGTAAAGTATTCTTTTATTTTTAATTTCATCTGTAGTATCTTCAAGAAGCTGTCCCATTTCATTAAATAATGTTGTTATAAATGGTATTTTTTGAGATAAATAACTTTCTATACAAGGTTTTAAAGTTTTTAATTGTTGAGTTAATTTATTAATTGTAGTAATAGTGCGATATGCTGCTCTAACGTGACCATAATCATTTATATTACCATCTTCCATAAATTTTATATTATAATTTAATCTTTCTTGTAATGAATAAACCAAATTTAAAATTAATGCTATAATCATATTATCATCAACTTTTGCAGGTAAAACATCTGAATCAATATTAAAAATATAATCAGTTCCATTATAAATACCTTTTTCATTAAAAGTATAACTAATATATTTAGGTATATTTTCTATTTTAGAATTAGGATGATGTGGACCTTCATATTGATTTGAAAAAATTGTATGACGACCAAATGGTGTTTGTAATAATTCTTGTTCTTTAACTAATGATGAATAATAATATATATGTATTTTTACACCACAACATTCCATACTTTTTTCAGTATTAATTAATTGTTTTACTGCTTGTGCTGTTGGTTTTTGTCCTCCACCAAATGAACATCCCAAAGATAAAAGAAACTTTATGTCTTCAATAATTTCTTTTATTTTCATTTAAATTACAAAGATACTTTAGTTACCGTTTAAGAATATTTTTTTATATATTGTTATTTTTAAATGAATGTTCAGGAAGTTTTACAAATTGCCAAGGAACGTAAAACCAGAACAAAAGAATCAATTAAAAAAATTATTGAAAATATTCATAAAAAGATAAAATATTACGCACAGATAAAAAAAGAATCTTGCGTTTATATAATTCCACCAATTATAAACGATACTCCACTTTATGACCTTGAAATAATTATAAAAGATATTTTTAAAATACTTGATAATGAAGGTTATATAGTAACTGCATACATTGATGGCAGGCTTGATATTTGCTGGAATGAAAAATTAGTAGAACAAAAAGTTAAAACAGATGCATATGTTCTTTCTCAAGAAGAAAAGAAGTTAAAAAATATTACCAAAAAGGTAAAAAATGTAGATGAACGTTTTGCATTTTTGGCAAATCCCAAAAAAACAACCAAAGAACCTACAGTTGATGAACAAATTGATTTACAAGTTCAAAAAATTCTTAAAGAAAAAGAAAAACAACAAAAGAAATTTAAAAGTATTGTTGGAAATTTTAATAAAAGTTAAAGGTAAATGAATAACATTAATCCTATTGACGTTATTAAAAACTGTATTAATTTATTAAAATTAAATCGTAGTCTTGAACTACAAATTGATACCAATGAAGGACAAGTTGATGATGATGAAATTTTAATTCACCATATATGGTATTTTTCATTTAATGGTGTTTATCATATATATGATGAAAATAATGTAATTTTTGATTGGGATTATTTAGATGACGCTATTGATTTTTTTGAAAATTCTAATGAAAGAGATGGTTTAATTATAACTGAAATACTTTTACACCACGAAGATGATGTAACTAGAAATATAGAACTTTATTTATGTGAAGAAAATGATTGTTATTACCAGAGAAGTAGAAGTGCCGCTAGTTTAATACAAAGAAAATTTAGAAGTCGTAATTTTAGACAATCTGCTAAACAAGGTTTATTAAAAAATAGAGCTTTGGGTGAAATTACATTAGCACCTAAAAAACATTTTGGACCAGATTTTCCAGGTGGTTCTGAATATCATAATGTTATGAAAGAAATAAATGAAAGAAGACCATTTTCATTTGGAAAAACAACTTATAAATTCAATTCAGATATAAAATATCTTGAATCATTAAATGAAAATACTTTCATTTGATGTTGGTATCATTAATTTAGCATATTGTATCATTGAAAGTGAAAATGAACCAAAAATTCTTAATTGGGAAATAATAACTATAAATGAAAGTGGAAAAAATTTTACCGCACATATATCATCTTCAGGTGTATCTGAGCTGTATATAAACTTGATTAAACAACTTGACCTTCGCCAACACCTTTTAAATGTTGATATTGTTTTAATTGAAAAACAACCTTCATTTAATCCAAAGATGAGAATTATAGCAGGTTGTTTGCAAACTTATTTTTATATTCGTGGTGTAATTGACCGTAATTTAATTAAATCTGTAGAATTTTTTAGTCCTAAAAATAAATTAAAATGTTATACAGGTCCAGAACTAGACATTTCTTCAAAAAACGGAAAGATAGTTAAAGGTAAATATGCTCAAACTAAAAAAATGGGTGTGCTAATTGCAAGAAGTAAGTTAGAAGAATACACCGAAACAAAAGAAAAATGTGATTTTTTTGAAAATAGCAAAAAGAAAGATGACCTTTCCGATTGTTATCTTCAAGCGTTGACTTATATAGATTTTAAAAAAGTTAAAAATGTAAATTTAAAAGAACCAAAAAAAATAAAGTTTAATAAAAAAGACCTTAAAGTTTATCTTGACAATCTCGTTAAAAATTGTTCGGTTATTGAATTGATGGAAAAAGATTATCGAGAAATAAATGAAGTTTTACCTGAAGGTGTTAATATTGACCATTTAAATAAATGGTCTATGAAAAAATATAAATGTTTAAAATATAAATGAGTCTTATAACATCTAAATTAAAAAATTTAGCATCTAGAGCAAAAGAAAAAGTTCAAGGTTTTGATAAAATATCAGTTCCATTTACTATTTTTACCACACTTTATTCACCATTAAAAGAAGAAAATACTCTTACAACTCAACAAAGACACGTTGCAGAAAAACAAAGATTAAAATATTATCTTGAAAACGAAGATTACAAAGGAACATATACATTTATGAACGATAACTTCTTAATTGCTAAAAATAAACCTGGACTTATAGACTATAATTGGATAAATTTACAAAATGATTATATTTCTAATTTACCAAAAAAGGATATACTTACTTGTTGTGGTTATTCATTTACAGGTGATGTTATAATAAATAGTTATATTCAAAAAACTTTTGATATATCAAAAATAATAAAAACATTAACAGTAAAAAAAGTTTCAAAAAAAGTTGATAGATATAGAGGTGAAAAATGGAAAACACATTTATTTCCATTTTTTCCACAAATGGTTGATATAATTCTTCAAGATAATACATATAATTATATCAATTATATGAAATTAATAACTACTGCTAAATCAATTGATAAAATAACTTGGTATGATATATTTGACCTTTACATTTCTGACCTTCAACGTATTATAAGTGATGCACCAGCATTAACAAAAGAAATAACTGTTTGGAGAGGTGCTAAAACTAAAAGAATGTATAATTACAAAGAAACTACTAATGATATTTATTATAAAACTACACAGTTTCATTCAACAACACTTTCTGTTCCAATAGCAGTTGATTTTACAGGAATTAGTATAAATGGAAAAGGTTGTTGTTTAGCACAGATAATTGTATTAAAAGGATGCCATATTTTATTAATGATTGGTTTTAGTTATGTTCCAGAAGAATATGAAATATTAATAAATTTAGGTAATAACTTTCTTATAAAAGAAAGTAAATTATTACAATTTGATAATTTTTTTAATAAAATTATGAGCACAAAGCAAATTTTAGTTTAAAAACAACAACTTTTTATTTTAATTAAATAATATATATCATTACAAACAATTTTAATTGAATTTTTACCAAAAGAATTTTTTAATTTTCTGTCTTCATCTACTAATTTCATTAATTCATTTATTTTTTTATCTTTAAAAAGATAATCTTTAAATTTTTCTCCATTATCACGAATACCTTCAATAGTAATCATTTCTAAATTATTTACTTGATTTTCAATAAATTCAAATTTATCAATATTATCTACATATGAAGTTATAGGTTCAAAAGGATTTGGTTTAACATAATTATCAGGTTTTAATACTTGTTTATCTTGATTTGATTCATTATCGTGTTCTGTTACTAATTTTTCACCTATCCATCCTGGATTATATGTCTCAACTTTAATACCATATATTGTTCTAGTAAGAAATACCATAGCATTATTACTAAAATAATAAGATAATCTTCTGTTATAAATACTTTGTTTAAATAAATCAAGAGCGTATTGTATTTTTACACTATTATCTATTTTATTTTTTGGTAATAAATCTGGTAATTTTATTTCTTGTTTTGGTTTTAATAAATTTTGTTGATAATTAATTCTTGCATTGCGTAATATTTTTTTATAATCTGAATTTATATTTGGATGATTTTCTGGAAAACCTATTAATGAATTTTCAATTATTAATAATTCTGGAAAAACTTCTATTAATTTTCTTAATACATTTTCTGGAATTACAGAATCTGGTTTAGTTCTATCTATATTAAATAAAATATTAAATAAAATACTATTAAAATTAGAATCTTGTTTTAACACATTTAATTCTACTGGATTATTTAATGTTGGTAATAATATATTTTCATAATAATCACGATTTATTGATTCTTTTTTTTGAAATGAAGCATCAGCCGATAATCTTTTATTCATTTGATATTTTAATCTTTTTTTTGCTGAACTCATTAAATATAATTTAACATTTTATTTTATTAAAAACTGTAATTGTTCTCTTGCATTAAACATAGTATTATGAAAAACTCCCCGGAGAGATATTGGTGAATTACTTTGACCATTTTCCATACAATTTAAAATGGTATCCATACTAACCCAACGAATTGTATTTTTTTCAATTACTTTATTAATTATACGTTTATCATTATTGTAGTGATATTTTAAAAAATTTGAAGTTTTGTTAAATGTTTCAGAATAATTTTGATAATCAATGTAAAGTAGATACATATAATATGGACTTCCATTCAGTGTTTTTGAAATAATTTTAACAGGGTTTACATTTATTTTATTAATACATTCTTGTACAGTTAATACTGCACCAAGAGTTTCTTCATAGAACTCTCTTGTAGCTGTATTTAATGGATCTGATTTATCTTTAAATTCACATCGTCCTCCAAAATCTGACCAGTCATTTTCATTATCTTTTCCTAATAAAAAGAAACACTTTGCATCTTGGTCAAATGTATAAGGTAATATTCCAGCAGAATATCTAATATTATTTGCTCTTTTATAATTCCAATTAGTATAAGATTCCCATTTATTATAACTCATAATGTTTTATTTTTAATTTTCTTTACTTTAAATTAAAATTAAACTTAAGATATTTAATATCTCTACAAACAATTTTAATTTTATTATATTTATTTTTTGATGAACCAAACTGAATTGCACAACTACTAAATATACTTGGAGGTGGATTATTAAACATATGGTCAAAACGGTCATCTGGTTGAAATGCACTATTTGGACCAAGTATAAAATCTCTACAATCATATTTAGGAGTTTGATGTGGTTTTCTACATAATGGACAAGTATTATGTTCCCATAACCAAGGACATACACATTTTTCGTGAAATATATGACCACACGTAAGAGTTAATAATTTTTCACCTTTTAGTTCTTCGTGACAAATACTGCAATCATCATTACCAAATTTAAATTTTTTTCCAATTTCCCTAAACTTTAAATTTAAAATTGCTTTTTTTTCATCAATAATACTTTTTAATGGTTTTAAAAAGTATAAAAAATATAAATTTGTATTTTCATCGTGTGGGTGTTTATTATATGTTTCTAAATTATGCTCATATAATATTTTTAAATCATTTAAATTTTTTTTTCTAAATTTTTTTTTATTTTCTCTTATTAAAGTTTGTATAAATTCATCAGATACTTCATCATCGTCGTCAACATTTTCTGTATTTTCCATTAAACGATTTTAATTTGCGTAAATATTTTAAATTTAAAAGAAAATCAACTTATAAATGGATAAAGATATTAAAGTATCACAAGGAGATGGTAGTAGACAGTTTGTAGATATTAAAAGTGTAAAACCAATAAATAATATTAAAGTTATTAGACCTCAAGAAAGTGAATATACCGATTCAGACGATATGTCATCTATTTCTGAAGAATCTGCACCAAAAAAGAAAACTAAAAAAATTCTTAGAAAAAAAGAAAATCATTATCCAGAGCCTAGAAATTATGGAGCATTTTCAAATCCCAAAAAAGTTTCACAACGCGAACAAAATGATTCAGAAAGTGAATATTCATCAGAAGAATCATATGCTTCCGATGAATCTGGTAAAAATAATGAACAAAACACAAATGATATATTTGAAGAAAAACAAAAACTCAAACAAGACCTTTTGATAAAAATCCAAGCACTGGAAAAGAAAGGTTTTGAGTTTAGTAAAAAATTCAATATGACATCAAATTACGACGATATGGAATTTGAATATCTTAAAGTTAAAAAATTTATTGAAACACAGGCAGGTATTAAATTTGCAAGAAGATGTTTAATGGCCTGTGTAACAGGTATTGAATTTTTAAATAAAAAATTTGACCCTTTTAATGTTAAATTAGAAGGTTGGTCAGAAAATGTAATGGAATCTGTAGATGATTATGATAATATATTTGAAAAACTTCACGAAAAATATTCATCAAAGGCTGAAATGGCTCCTGAGATTGAATTACTTCTTACATTAGGAGGAAGTGCATTTATGTTTCATCTAACTAATAGTTTACTAAAAGGTAATGTAATGAGTAATGTAGTAGCTCAAAATAATCCAAATTTTATGGCATCTATGATGGGTGCAATGAGCAATGGAATGAAAGAAATGGCCAAACCTCCAAATTTTCAACAAAATGTCTCTCCACAACAACAAAAATTTCCATCACCAATGGAAACACGAGGAATACGTAAAGAAATGAGAGGTCCTAGTATGGATCCAAATTTATTTAATAATACTCCATTAGCATCTAATTATCCCAAACCACCTGGTCCAGTTATATTTGATGAAAACCCCATAGAAGATGATGACCGTGTATCAGTAGTTTCATCGGATTCATCAGTTTCCAGTGTATCCGTAAGTGTAAAAAAGGTTCAACTTAAAAAGAATAAGGGGTTTGAATTAAATATAAAATAAAATAATAGTTATCATTATTATGGGTATATTAAATTTTTCAAATTTGGATCAGGCATTTATACTTGGATCTAATCAAATAAAAGATACACAAGAAGAAATTGCAAATTTGAAAAAATTAATTAATTCTACACAAATAAAAAAAAAAGAAATAAAAGATTTAAACGAAGTAAAAAATTTAAACGAAGTAAAATCTTCTTTTCAAAAAATTTCTTCAAATCAAAGTTATCCACCTGAAACTTGTAATTTAATGCCTTATAATTATAATCCAAATACAAATCCAAATGCAAATACAAATGCAAATGTAACCGCAGAAGATTTAAATTTATTAAAAGCAATAAATCATCCAAAATTTGATGATATAGTAAAAGGGTATATTTTAATGAATCATCCAGAATGGATTAATGGCTTACCACAATCAAGAACCAAAAACAGTATTAGTTATTTTGGAAATAATACACTTAGTTATTTTGGAAATAAATATTCTAGTAGTGTATGCTCAGATATAAAAAAATATATTATTTTTTTTATAGTTTGTATAATTATTTTTTTAGCTTTAAGTTGGTCTTATAAGTCTTAAATTTTTATTTTCATTTTGTTTTATCTTTATTGTATTAATTTCAGTAATTTCAGGAAAAATAAAATTTGAATTAATTAAATTTAAACGATAATTAATAACATTATTTTCTCTAAATTTTGAGATATTAAGATATCCTCCAAACATTTCTAAACATTGTCTTGGAGGTGCTGGCATACAGCTTAATGTTATTTTTGCACCATAAAGTTGTAACATTAATTGATTAATCAATCCCATAGAATGAAATTTTTTTTTATAATCTACTGTATAATGATGGTATGCCTTAACACAGTTCCAAGAACAAAAAATACCAATACAATCAAAT